CTTTCTTCACTTAATGATTTTGCTGTGTCTACCGGTTTTGCTAATTTTTTCATTATATCCATATTATCTATTTTACCAGCCTTTGGTTTTTCATCTGCATCATCGTCGCCCTTTGGTTTTTCATCGCCTGCCTTTGGTTTTTCATCGTCGCCCTTTGGTTTTTCATCGCCTGCCTTTGGTTTTTCATCGTCGCCCTTTGGTTTTTCATCGCCTGCCTTTGGTTTTTCATCGCCTGCCTTTGGTTTTTCATCGCCTGCTTTTGGTGGAGGAACTTTTTCTTTAAGGTCATAAGGTCTTTTACAGCACGGACAAACATTTTCTTTTTCACTTTTACTAACCATGGCATTCATTAGATTATTAAATGTTCTTCCAACTTGTTCTTTTGCTGTTTTTTTAATATTCATATTTACATTATCTAAAGTGTTTGTTAATACTTTAGTTTGTTCTTTACCAAAATCATTAATTTGTTCTAGAACACCTTTTGGTTTTGGACATTTATTATCTTGTTCGATTGTGTCTGGTGTTTTATCTTCTAAATTCTTTTTTTCTTTCCCTTTGAAAAAATTCAATATACCATCAGTCCAAGCACCGCCTTTCATTTTCTTACCTTTTCTTTTTCTTCTTCTAGTTTTTTTATTTTTCTTTCTAATTTTATATTTTTTTGTTCTTCGTTTTACCATTTTGTATATATTAAAATTATATATTAAATTATTAAAATATAATTAAAAAATGTTTATACACGTTTATGAAGTTCCAGTGCTACTAAACCACCAGCAACTTGGGCTAAAATATAAGGTGCGGCATCATTCATTCTTAATTTCTTCGCAGCTACCATCATAACACTAACCGCTGGATTAAAATGACCACCTGAAATTTTACCACCAACCATAATAGCAACAGCTAAAGCAAGACCTATTGCTAAAGGATTTGCTACCGCAAGAATAACATATAAAAAGAAAACAGTTCCTAAAAACTCTACTAATAATTTTTGAAACATTATAATATTTATTTAGATATTAAAATATTTTAAAATGAAAATCGTGGGAATACTGCTGAAAAATATATTCTTTGTCCTGCATCACCATTTGACCCACTTACATTACCTTTCATATTATTTAAACCCCATAATTGAACTCTTTTGCCATCTTTGTTAGTTTTTGTTTGAATCTTTTTAAATAATGCAATACGACTTGAATTATCAGTGGTTGGACCAGCAGAACCATATGATTTTTGTATTTTAGTTATATTCTTAATCATTTATATTAATTATATAGAAAATATAATTATCCAAAGGTATTTTCCGAACACGCAAAAATATATAAAAATCCGTCTTCGTCCTGATATTTATTATATACCCGACTCATTAATATATTTGGTATTAATGTTTTATCTTTAACAAAAAAATACATGGCTTTATTCTCATTTAATTTTAACCTTTTTCTTAAAATAAAAAAGAAGTCAGTGCTATTCATATTATCCGGTATTAGATATTTATGTTTATCTAATGCAGGCAACTTAATTGAAACATTGCATATAACAGGAATTCTATTTGGATATTTTTTCATAATTCTTTCAGACTGATATTTTCTATCTTCTAAACTAAATTTCTTTTTAAAATCAAATTTTAGTCTATCTTTGTCTAAATATTTATCAATAGACGTTTTTATAGAATTATTTATAGAATTTGATAATTGTAATAAATTCATTTATATAAATTGAAAACTTATTTAATATTTTTATTTAATATTATTATTTAATATTATTATTTAATATTATTATTATAAAATGGAAAAAAAAAATATTATATTTATTGACGGTAGTTATTTTGTTTTCTTTCGCTATTATGCTCTTATATCTTGGTGGAAATTAGCGAAAAAAGATAACCCTCTACCTGAAAAACCATTTGAAAGTGAAGAATTTACTGCAGCGTTTAAGCGTTTATTTATAAAAAAGGTAAAAGAAATTCCAAAGAAATTAAAAATTAAAGACGCTGTTATTATTGTTGGTAAAGATTGTCCAAGGGCAAATATATGGCGTAATGAATTTATAGATAATTATAAAGGAACACGCGATTATACTAATTTTCACGGCCAACCAGGGTTTGTAATGGCGTATGAATCTTTATTTAAGGAAGCTGGTGTAAAACATATAATAAAACATCCAACTTTAGAAGCAGATGATTGTATTGCTATCGCAACTAAACATTTAATAAATACGATGGAAAATGTTAAGATTACAATTATAACAGCAGACCACGATTACATGCAATTAATTGATGAAGATACTGAAATTTTTACGCTAAAATATAAGCCTTTAAGAACAAAAAAAAATTCAACATATGATAGTGAATGTGATTTATTTTGTAAAATTATAACAGGTGATAAGAGTGATAATATATGTGGTGTATTTAAAAAATGTGGAAAAGTTACTGCGTTAAAATTGTGGAATGATAAAAATTCTCTCGAAAAAAAGTTAGATAAAGAAAATAGCCGAGCGATTTTTGAAAGAAATAAAAAAATTATTGATTTTAGAGGTATACCAACCAAATTGTCAAATGAATTTTTACACCTTTGGAAATTTAAAACGCCGACTTTATAGATAGTTTTTCTTTATTTTTCTTGTTTTATTTTTTGGTTTATATTTTTCTGGACGCTCATAAACTCCCTTAAATATATTCTTAAATGTTATTAATGGTATATCACGCAAAACATTTTCTATATTGCTTTGTAAATGATTATATGTTAATCCTTCTTTCTTTTGTAATTTAGATTTTAAGACACTAAACCAATTTTCTATCGCATTTGTGAAATGTTGATAAGGAACGGAATAAAGTATTTCATTATCTTTATTTACCGAATCTTTTATTTTTTGATTTCTATGACTACTCGCATTATCCATAATGATAAGTTTGTTTTTGTATTTATTAGTTATATGTTCCTGTAAAAAATCATACAACCTTTCACTATTAATTCCTCCTTTATCATATAATTTCCAACCTAATACACCTTTTGTAGATATAGCAAAAATCCCAGTATATTTCTTAAATACTTCTTGTGAATGTGTTTTTACAACGCATCTCTTACCCTTTCTACTATAACAGAATTCCGTTTTTGTAATGATTTTATACTTGTTTCATCAATACAAATTATATCATCTATTTTGTATTGTTTTACTTTTTCATAGAACAATTTAATATCTTTATTTATGTTAATATCTTTTCCAAATCGTTTTGTAGGTTCATGTCTAAATCTCGTTAATTTTAATGTAATATTATTATCCCTAACAATATTACTAATATGTCTGCTTGTAATATCAAAGTCTGAATACTTTTCTTTAACCTTTTGAAGCATATCATTCATTGTGATTGTCTTGTCATCGTTTAAAATTTTTAGAATATAATCTACCTGTTCTTTTTTAATTTTATATGCTTTTGGTGTTTTCTTTTTCCTTGTTATGTTTTTATTTTTGTTATACTTATCTACCCAACGCATTAGACTTCTTGGATGACACTGAAATATCTCACACGTTTGTACTTGGTTATTATTTTTAGATAAATAATACTGAACTGCGGAAATTTTATAGTCTTCGCTTTTGTGTGGTGGCATTTATATTATGATTAAATAAAAATTGATTTGAAAAAAGCAGTTGAATATATAACAACAATAATCAAAATGGATGCACTTCAAAATTTGAAACTTTTGGAAGAATTCATCAAACTTCATTGGCCTTGTGTAAAAAGTTCACATTTTGTGACAATGATTGATATTATTTTTATGACTACTCTACGCGAACAGCTTAAAATCCCAGATTTACTTAACGACCTACGCACAGGCATAATTCAAGAATCATTTTACAAAGCGAACAACGGTAATATTTATGATTATCTTACACACCAAAAATACAAAGCCTTTGCAGAACGATTAGTAGATATTTTGGTTGGGGGAAACGGTGGTATGGCAAGTATTGGTAAAGGGGAATGGTTGATGAGTCTGTGTTCTGGTATAAATCTAGAAACTGGAAAACCTTATGTAAATGTTATGAAAAACGGACGAGGTGATCTTAAATTACCTGATAGAACTGAAGAAGTAAAATGGAATGGTGGAAAGGTTTGTGTTGGTGTCCCAGGTAAAGACGTTCAAAAAAAGTTCAATACAATGAGTGGTATTGAAGACAAAGAATGGGTTCCGTTTCGTAAAAAAGATAAAGAAAAATATACAGAAGAACAAAGACAAAAAAATAATGCTATATATTGGAAATCAATTTTGGGTGAGGATATAGATAAACTAACAGATAATGAACTAAAACTAACAGATAATGAACTAAAACTAAAAATTATTATTATGTCATTTGAAAAACAATTTCAAAAAAGTGATTCGTTTATTATGTTCAATGATGATGGAAAATTCCAACGCTTTCATACCATAGAAGAGGTGACTACATATTATAGTGACAAATTACAATCACTTAAAGGCACCAGTTTTGAATGTCGTGCTAAGCAAACAAATCCTATTGCCCTATACTGTTATGTATTTTAAGATTATCGGGTATATATGAATTGCTGATCTGTCTATGGCCTATTTTGAACCTTCCAGAAAACATAAAGTTACTTTTAAAATCATCACTATTCAAATAAGATATTATATTATCAAGATTAATTTTTTTTTTTGGAATAATAATTATTAATCCACCTCCAAAATAATTGACTTTTCCTTTAAACGCAATATTTTTATGTCTTGTTAAATTATAAATATATATACATTCTTTTCCGAAATTTTCTTTAATAGTTTTAATATTTCTTGGAGCACCCCATTCAAACCAGTTTTTTTCATTAAATTTTTTTATTTTTCTACTCATTAATTCATCCTTGTAATTCAATAAATATTTATTAATTTTTTCATTAGTTGAAGGGAACTCTTCAATAAATATATATTTATCTCGTTTATTTTCACCATTTAATAATTCTATATTTCCATGTTCTTTATTTTTATAAACACTCTCTTTACCTGTAACAAGTCCTACATAAATATCAAAACAATCTTTGAATGAAACATTATTTATATTATTATTTTTGTTAAAAGTAATTAACCCATCATTATTAATAATATAAAGTAGTTCATTATTATACACTACTTGTTTTTCTAATTTATTGTTCTTACAATACCTAAAAACTATAACATCAATAGACGCATTTTCAAATAATTTTTCGTTATGTGGATGATAAATATGAGTAAATGTTCCGTGTGAAATCATATTGTTTAACAATTTTGAAGCACGCGTTAATTTGAAGAAATCTGATGGGATAATAAATATTAATTCACCATTATTTTCAAGTAGGTTATAACATTTTTCAATAAAATCTATATATAAATTTCCTGTTGTTGTTCTTACAAAAGGCGGATTACCTATTATTGTTTTATATTTTTTTTTAATATCTACTTCTATAAAGTCTCCATAAATGACGTTTTTGGGAATATCATCTAACATTTTAATTTTAGTGTCAATCTCATACATATCAAATTGTATTTTATTATTATTATTATATATAATTTGAATTAAATCGCCTTGACCAACAGAAGGTTCTAAAATAACTTCGGGATTATTCATTACCAATTCCAAAACTTTATTTTTAAGACCATCATCTTTAGTAAAATACTGTCCCAATTCACGTGTTGTTTTCATATTGTTATTTAAATAATAATTCGTTTTATTTGAAATCAATTTTTTATTTATAATAATATTCTCAACAACCTCTTCTATTTTTCCCTTATTGTCTTGACAAGGTAATTTTTTATTTTGATGTTTAGTATAGTGGGATTTTTGAGAAAACTCTTTCAAACAGCGTTCGCAAGTATATTTCGGCATTCTATACTATTACTAAATATTTTATTTTTAACTCAATTTTAACTAAAAGAGTTAAATTATGCTAAAATATAATTTACTTAAAGTCGGCGTTTTAAATTTCCAAAGGTGTAAAAGAATTCATAAAAATATTTTAAATTGATTAATAATATTTTTGGTGATAAAAAAATTATTAATAAAACATAATGAAAGGAATTTATTATGCCGCAAAAAATTCCAAAAAAGTAAATAATGTTGTAAAGAAAAACTTTCAAGATATGGTTATAAATAATTTTATAGAAGATAAAAAAATTAGAAAAATTACAAAAACAGAACTTTCCTGGACAATTTCAAAAGAAAACAGAACTTTAAAGAAATCTTGGAAATGAAATTTCTTCAAAAAAAATAATTTAATAAATTTTCTAACATCCCTTTTTCTTTTTTTTCTTCATAATCATGTATAAATTTACTGGTTAATAAATTTTTTCTAAATGTGCTCTCTATATCATTGTCTCCAAACTTTTCACTGTCCCTGTCACTGTCACTGTCCCTGTCACTGTCCCTGTCACTGTCCCCGTCACTGTCATTTTCCTTTGATTCTTCTTGTTTATTTTTTAACAAATATTTTTTTTTATTTAATAATAATTTTTTTTTTTCATATGTTAATCCATTTGATTTTTCATTTATTTTTGACATTTCTATTCGTTTTCTTATATATTGTCCAGTAGTTGGTATATTTTTAAAACCCATTTCTCTAAATGTAGCCGGTATAAGACTATCAGTTATATCAATTAAAGTATTTAATTTATAGTCTAAAATATATTGATAAGCCTCATTTATAGATTTGCATAATTTATCATCATTTCCTCTATCTGGGTGTGTTTTTCTCATTAAGTTTTTATATTTTTTATCTATTTCTTTTAATGGAGTTCTTTCATCGCATTCTAATAAATTAAAATATTCATCCATAAGTTTTGTATATTATATTTAAAAAAATATAAAAATTTGAATGTAAAAATTTTTTATATTTTATTTATTTTTATATTTTATTTAAAAGAATTGTTTGTGATAATTCTTGGAACAGCATTCATGGTTGTTAATTCCTGAAACAATAATTTACAAGCGTATGGTATTTTAACTCTACTAAACGACACAAAATTATCACATGTTTTGCAATGATAAATATTTTTTTTATCATTGTAAATAGCAATCAATCCACAATAGTCGCATATATGAACTTCAAATTTATCACTACATTCATAAGTTCTATCATATACCATACCGGCGGCGCCATGTGAAATCATACAATCTCTTTCCATTTCACCGAAACGAAGACCACCATCTCTACTTCTTCCTTCTTGCGGTTGTCTTGTTAAAACAACCATTGGACCAATATTTCTTGAATGAACTTTATCGGCGGTCATGTGTTTTAATCTTTGATAAAACACAGGGCCAATAAATATACTGGTTTCAAGTTGTTCGCCAGTCATACCATTATATAAAATTTCTTCACCATGTTTTTCATAATTTAATTTTTGAAGATTTTCACAAATATCTTTTATTGGATATTCACCAAAACTTGTCCCATCACCGAATAATCCCAACTCCAGCAATACTTTACCCAATAATGTTTCTTTTAATTGCGCCATTGTCATTCTACTTGGAATACAATGTGGGTTAATAATAATATCTGGTTTTAATCCCTGCGCTGTAAATGGAATATCTTTTTCTGGTAAAATTAAACCTATCGTACCTTTTTGACCGTGTCTTGAACTGTTTCCCGTCCAACATGGAGGGGAAAACTCATCTTCTTTATAATAAAACAGGTGTGTATCTGGAACTTCGATACACCCAACCTTACCAGTATATTTTATATATTCTTCCACTTGTATATTTTGCTGATTAACGTGTCCGTGATTTACTTGTGGTGTATTTTTACTTTTAATTATTCGTATAGATAAATTATCATATTTAGATATTACGGTTCTACCATTAATAATACTTTCTCTACCCTTTTCTCTACCATTTTCTCTACCATTATATAATTTAATTGTAGAAGACCAACCACAATGAAGTGATAATTTTTGAATATCATTAGCTAATTTATAACTGGAAGTAAAATATCCAGCAGAACCATTATTATTATAACTTCCATCGCCTTGGATAAGTGAGTTCATAAGAATAATAGATTGTCTTTGTGATAAATTCCATACGAAATGGGGTAAATATTTATTAGAAGCACCTACAGATAGTATCTTAAAATAGCCAACCAACTCTTTATATGTATTTCCAATTAAAACACGGTCATTTTTCATATTATAATGTATTTTCAGATTATCAAGTGTGTTCTTAATAAATTCTTGTTTCCTTTTTTTTACCATAGAAATAGCAATTCTTTTATGTTTTTTTCCTTCATCAACCCAACCATCTGCAATGAATGACCCTAATAATTCCAAAAAATTGTCCATTTTATATTTTTTATCTCTAAATTCCATAAACTCAATATCTTTTTGAATATTATTAGCATTTTTTTTATAACGAACACGCTTACCAAAAACATCTTTAGCTTTAACAAATTCAAATTTCTTTCTGCCTCTCTTTTGAATATATACCTTATGATTTTTAGTACATAACATATTGATTTGTTGTGATTTAATATGATATAGTTCATCATCAACACAATCAAATTCATATTTTTTGACTGGATAAACATAATCCAAGTCAGTTCCATTATTTAATGTTGCAACTTTATGCTTTTTTATATCGATATCTTTTAACTGAATCCATCCTATATTAGTAAGAACATATGATGTCAATTTCAGACAAAATTTATCCCCGATGTTGGGAATTCGATATGTCCTGGTGCGAATTTTAGCAAATGTATATCCATCACCATTTCTATTAATATAATTTTTATCAACAAAACAAGACTCACTTGTTCTGTAAATTTTACTATAATCTTTATATTTC